CGATGGAACTGATAATCAGCCAGATACGATGGCCGGCGGAGGTCTACAAACAAGTGAAGGAGCGCGCCTATCAGGAGCGCAAGAGCGTGAACAAGATGGTGGTCGAGCTGGTGTTGAAGGCGCTGGCTAAAGACAAGAAAGTGAGGTGATCACTGTGAATTACAGCGGAGAAGTTGAAATTATTTGTTACCCGGGCGGCAGCTGCCGTGTACGTATCAACATTCCGTTAGATTTTAGGCTAACCGAGGATGAAGCCGCGGAGAAGATGCGCTCGATTTGGGCAGAGTACGTTACCCCGCGGCAGAAAGGGCTCCCGCTCCCGTCAGAGCGAAAGCTGCCTTTTAAGACCGCTTGATTATTTTCGGGTCTACGAATGCAACTGTTTTTCCACATTCGGTGCAGGCGATTTCTATCACTTCAAGTTCATCGTTTATTCGTTCTTCATCGTGTAAAAGACGAACTTGGCGCCAGACATAAGAATTGGACTCACCGCAATGCGGACAAGTAAAGCGACGTTCCAACATTGAAATCACCTCCTTTTTATGGAGAAGGATATCACGTTTGAGGAGGTTGCCGGAAACAGAAAAATGGCACGGCAGGCCAGCACCATGACAACTGAATACAGGGCATTAAAAAAGATTTTTCTGTTTTACACTGAGAAGCTCAATTTCAAATCCTTCATACCTTGTTTTTTTGTTTTCGCTTGGCGGAGGAGTTATAGATCTCATGTGCACACGAAAGATATCTGAGCCGACAAATGAAATCTCATTTCCACGAACTTTTTGTAAAAAATTAGGATCGGTTATGCTGAATGTAATTGACTTGTCGCTGTTTTCGTCACGTATTTTCCAGCCATTACATTCACCTATCAACGAAGGCCTGTCCAATCTGCCGGTTATGAAAAACTCTTCGACCTTTGGGAGTTCGTCAATTATGTCGGGCTTGAACAAATCAACCTCTTCATGTGTAACTTTGTTTGCGACGACCCACGAGTCCTGTTTTTTTGCCGAGTAAGATATAGACTGAAATCCTTTGTTTTCCAGGGGCTTGAATATCTTGTATTGGTTTTCCCTGATATACGGAGAAACAATCAGCTTGTAAAGTTCGTGAGAACACATAAGTTTGGTGTCATCATCTAAGGTTAGCTGGTGACACAGACTGCCGTCGCTTTCAACAGGCTCAGTCTTAATTATCTTGCGTTTTCCGAGTTTCCTGAAAAAGGAGATGAGCGACAGTCCTTTGGTTTTTAAAAACCCGAGGTTTTTTAAGAACTGGTTTACGTCTGTTTCCCAGTCGGTTTTAAAGAGCACATAGCTGGCAGCACTGCCAATCGCAATACAAGAAAGAATAAATTCAAAGGTTACGCAGTTTGGCTTAGTAGCCTTAAGTTTAAACTGACATTGGGCTTCTTCTCCGAAGGATATAGAGTAGGCACTTTGGATAACCTCAGACAGCGCAAGCAAAGAAGAAGCAAAAGCTTTGACGTCTATCAAATGATCCTCGAGGGCTGCTCCTTTAAAAGTAACTTGTAAATTACAGGTTTTTGATTGTGACATGAGCTCACCTCGTATATCAGATTTTGGTAATTATCTCAGACGGGAACAAAAAGGACAATATGCTATGGGACGTAAGAACGCTTTCTATGTTTTTGCTCTGTGGATATACGTACTTCTCAGCGTCGAATTTTTATTCTTGTTTTGTTATGCAGGGATATTAGGCGTTTTGTATGTTTTCCCGGACAGGAAGGAAGAGTGCCTGCGGATTGTTGTTATTGCGGCGGTGATATCTGTATTAGCCGCAATAAAAACGCTTATCATCGCAGGTAAAAACAGGAGTAACAACCATTAACGACAAATCAATAAATGCCCGGCATCCAGTTATGGCACCGGACGTTTTTTGTTGTTTTGAGAAAGGAGACAACGATATGACAGAGATTGAAACGAAGCTCGATTACCTGATCGAGCTGCTTGAAAAGGAGCAGCGGGGGCTGCGGCGTTTTCTTACGCGCGACGAGGCGGCGGAGTATATGGGTATGAGCGGCTATACGCTGGACGAATATCAGCGCAAAGGCACGCTGCAGATCCCGTCGGTGAAGATCGGCAAAATGGTGCGGTACGACCTGAAGGATATCGACCGCTACGCCGACGGACTGCCGAGAAGGGAGCGTGTGAAAGGGGAAAGGTAAATGATCATCACAGGCGGCGAACCCGGCCGCTGCGTATGCGGCAACAGACTGGTATCGGTGATATGCGCGAATAACAAGGTAACCGTGCTCTGCCCGCAATGTTACAGGCAGACGACGCGCCGGACGCGTCCCCAACGCATACACCGCCGTCCTCCTGGCCAAAGCGCTGAATACTACCGTCGAAGTCTTATTCAGCACGAACGATTAGCCAGATTATAGCATCATGACAACCGAATACCGGGCGGAGTTTATATTTAAGGAGATGGTTTTATGGAAATGTTATGGTTTGTGAAGCAAGTCAAAGAAACAGATTCAGAGGAAGAAGCAAACAGCCTTCTTGAAAAGGGCTGGATACTTATTCTTGTTTATTCTCGCAAATCTGGACACCGAAGGTTTGTTCTAGGGCTGTATCGTGGGCCAGCTCTTCCGGAGTCCTATGGTCAACAGGCTGAAAACGGGCAATCCCGTCAGGGCGTCCCAAGTGATAATTAACTGTATTGTAGCCGCGAAATACAGTTAATATTTTCCATCCCTGAGCAATGTGGTCATTCAGGAGATTGTCGTTATCAAAATCGCCAATCCTGATAATTTTGACCTCAATTATGCTGTGTATAAGCTCGTCTGTGTAATTCATCGCATCAGTCATATTTTCCTCTTTTCTCCCGGTATTCGATTGTCATGGTGCAGAAGCAACACAAATATAGCACATACATACGAGGGGGAATATTAATGATGGCAGAACCTGCCAAGGTAATAGTCGTAGATGCCGGTGTCTTCTATGCCGAGATTGCCGAGTTGAAGGGGATGCTCCGCGCGGCGCTGGAATCGAAGCCGAGGCAGGCTGCACCGAGCGAAATAAACGAATGGCTTACGGCGACCAGATTCATTGCCGTACATAACATGGGGCGCACCCGAATGAATCGCCTTGTTGAAGAAGGAAAGATCGAAATGCGGGATCTGGGCAACCGCTATAAGCAATACCGCTGGAAGCAGTCACTGGGATAGGGGGGACACGCACATGGATATGCATATGCTCATAACGATAAGCGTCATACTGATTTCAACCGGACTTTTTCTGCTCGGGGCGTTTGTATATCGGAGGCGCCAACGCAACCTTGAAGAGCTACGTCGGCATCTCTACATTGAGGAGCACTTAAAAAAGAGAGGATGGGGCGGACATGAGTAAATGCTACATGAAGGGTGGCAGCAATATTGAATATAAGACAGGGAAAAAAGGAGGCAGGTACAAAATGCGGATGTTTTTCTACAGGTTGGCGCGCAAGATGCCGGAAATAGGTTTATTGTTTTTCCCGTTCGATGGAGACCTTCGGACGCTCGCCCGGGCGCAACGGCAAAGAAGAGCCCTCTTGCTGCAACAAGAGGGTAAAGAAAAGCAATTCATAAACTGACGGTAGTGCCATCTACCGTCTCCATTATACCACAACGGGAGGCATACAAGATGTCGGAAAAAACGGATACGGAATTTGATTATGAGATAGTGAATGATAAGATACGGCCCATTGCTGAAAAGCTCATTCAAAAATATGACGAACTGAGCCATATTAACCCCGACAAAATACTTTTTGTCGTCAACCACAAGAGCGCTGGGAGCCGTAAAAAGATAGTGCTCGCGCGAACCTCGCGCGTCCCTGAAAAGTGGTGCGAGCTGCTCTATCAGCTTGGCTCCAACAGCTATTTCTGTATCATTGAATTTATAGCGAAAACGACGATGGCGATGGACGAATCGCAGATAGTCGCGGTGGTCTATCGTGAACTGCGCAAGATCGGGCCGGAGGGCGAGATACTGACCTACGACGTCCAGGACTGGTGGCAGATATTGATGGGGCTCGGACGCAAATGGTTCTACCCCGACAACACTTGCCCCAACCTGCTCGACGAAAACGTCGACTGGCGTAAGCTCATGGGCGCCTACTACGAAGAAATCCGGCATGAGCCTGATTGAGATACTGAAATCCTGTTTTCGCCCCCGCGAAGCGTCATACACGCTCCAACCGGCAATGGTGATACCGGCAGCCCGCGTCAAGTGCGCCGACTGCCGGCACTTTGACCGGACTGAACAGCCTGACCGCTTCTACTGCTCCAACCTGCGCCTCTGCAGGCGAACGGGCGTGAAGCGCTGGGCTGGTGATAATGCCGAACAATGCCCGGCATTTGACTTTTATGATTGGAGGTTGCGATAAATGTATAAACGTTATCTTTACCGTAATCGGACCCTGTACGTTAAATCATATCAGTCCGTGAACGGCGTCAATTTTGCAACCTTTTTTGTCGATTCGAAAGGCTATGAGCGCATATTCCTTTTTGCCAACGAATTAACCATGCGCCATACGATGGAAGACGCACAAGCCGACCTGGACGCCTTTGCGCGGAAAAGAGGGCTCCATGAAGCAAAAGCTAAATAAAGAACGCCCGATCCTCTTCAGCGCTCCAATGGTTAGAGCGTTGTTAGAGGGACGCAAGACGCAGACGCGCCGGCCGCTGAAACCGCAGCCCAAAAAAGATAAAGCCGTGCGGGAATTTTACTCTGTCCGGTGCCCATTCGGGAGCGTTGGAGACCGCCTCTGGGTGCGTGAAACATACAAAATCGTGCCGGCGGCCGTCTGTCAATGCGGCGAAGGAATACAGTGGAAGGTAAGCCCGTCCGACCCAGACAGTGTGGCTGTATACAAATGCGAATGGGATCACAGTCCCGCCGGCGGGCCTTGGATACCGTCGATTTTCATGCCGTATTGGGCCTCAAGGATAAAGCTGACGATCTTGGAGGTAAACATACAGCGCCTACAGGACATAACCGAACTGCAAGCCATGGAGGAGGGCGTAAAACCTTTATGCTGCTCGGAAAGCTATCGCGCCGCGTTCCGCCGCACCTGGGATTGGCTGCATAAACCTTACGGGCTCGCCGGATGGGACGCCAACCCCTGGGTGTGGGCTATCGAATTTAAGGGGGTCGAGGACGATGGAACGATACGTGCGACAGGAAATTAGAACTACGATGGACGGCGAGATGTGCGCTTCTGATTGCTACTTCTACTCGGAGAACAAGCGCAAACCCATCTGCTGGCTCGGTCGCGGCTGTGAACGGCTCCGCGACGGATACCGGACGGCTCTGTGCAAATATATGGAAGAAAACAATGACGTAAGGGGAACTGAAAAATATGCCTGAAGTGAACGAAAAAACAATGACCCCGGAAGAAACCACTTTACACATACAGGACACTCGCGATTTCTGGTTTGCGACCGTAGATATCTGCGTACTGCGCGACAAAACACTTTCCTTCAACGCCAAAGGTGTCTATGCCGTACTTGTCGCCTTTGTGGATATCGGTACCAGAGAATGGGCGCTCAAAACCGAAACACTCGCGGCGGAGTGCGGCGTCAGCCGCCGCACGGTGATGTACGCGCTCAAAGAACTTGAAGAGCACGGGTACATCAAACGTAATCGACGTTTTGCTGACGGACATCAGATTGCTTCAATGTATAAAATTATCGGACATAAGGCAGAGTGCAATATTTGCACCCAGCAGGAGCAGAAGCAGCCCGAACAACCAGAGTGCAAAATATGCACTCAGCAGGGTGCAAAATATGCACACCAATTACAAGAACCAGAATCAAATAATACATTACCTACGGTAATGGAGGCTGACGCCTCCGAAGCCGAGCCGGAGGATATCGGACTCATCGAAAAAATCCCTTTGGTGATGCGCCCAACGGCGGAATATTTATTGCTCAAAACGGGACGCAAGAGCCTGATACCCTCGGAGGTGGGTTCGCTGATGGCGCTTGAAAAAATACATCTGCCCGCGCGTATCCAGCAGGAAATCAATACCGCCGTGAAGCGGTTTAACGCGCGAGGGCGTCCACTGTCGGGCATCACCGCGGATTATCTTTACGAATCGCTTCGGCGCCAGAACTCGCGTGTGGCAAGAAAAAAGGCTCCGCCGGACAACAGCGCGGCACTGACGCAGGCGCAACAGGAGGAAGCCGAGCACGACAAGTACCTGTTTGAAAAATTCGGAAAGGGAGTCGAGCAAATTGAGTGAATACGCTAAAAAACTTGAAATACTTGAATGGGTGCGGCAGTCTTGCCCTCAAGCCTCTATGTGTGATATCCCTGACAATACGATAGAGCTTGAAATCGCAATGGAGCAAAAAGACTGCTATCAGCATTGCCCCGGCATCTCCGGTTGCAAACATCACGGGTATATTTATCTGCCAGTGCTATACCCTTACTCCGCGTCGCGCCCGCCGTACTACAAGACTGCCTGCACTCCCTGCAAAGTTCGAATCATGGCTGAAAAGAAAGCGGCGATCGAAACCTACGTAAAAAACTGTGGGATACCGGATCTATTTAAGCATGCGACATTTGAGAATTTCACCACCATACGGCGCGCGCCTAAAATCGGGCTGGCAAAGTCAATGGCTCAAGACTGCGTGGCGCAGGAACTCGCCCTCACCCTCATAGGTACGCCCGGCACCGGCAAGACGCATCTTGCCGCGGCAATGGTTCACGCGTGGCTCGCCAAGGGAAAGTCGGCGATATTTATCCCCGTTGTGGCGCTGTTGGATGAAATAAGGCGTGGGTATGGTCCCTACTCTCCGCTGCCAAAAATCGAGGACGCCATAAAAAGCGTGGATTTTGTAGCCTTAGACGATCTTGGGGCGCAAAAAGGCAGCGATTGGGTAACGGAACGCCTTTGGGAGCTTATTGACCAGCGCTACCGTGAACGAAAGCCGATCACGATTACATCCAACGCTGTGAGCAAAGATCATCTCGTAACAATAGCCGGCGAACGCGGACCTCAGATCGTAAGCCGGCTGACCGATCAGACTTTCGGGCACTACATTGCGCTGGAAGATGTCGATTATCGCAGCCTTAAGCAGCAGGATCGTTGAGCTGCTAAGGAGACTGCGATGGGCGAAAGAGTGTATCCTTCGGATCTGGTAGATTTTTTCAAATTCATTATTTCGAAGAGCGAAAACGGGTTGGCTATATTGCTGGGAATAGCCCCGCCGCTTGGAGCTGTTCAAATGTATGAAATGCTCGGGGGGAATAAAGTGGAGTATGGCGTGTGTATCGACGGAGGCGAAAAAATTCCGCAGGCACAGAGGATACTTGAATCCGTTGAGCATCTCGAAGATATCATCAGCGCTGTTGGAGGCTGGAGGGAGATACACGCGGCAACTCTAAAGTTTAAGGCAGACTATCCCGACCAGTGGAAAATACTTGAAACACACGCTCTCTTCGTTCGTCCGGGTGGGCTCCTGCGGGACGGGCAGGGCGGTATGAGCGCGATCATCTGCCGCCGTCATAATGATATAACGCCCAAAACCCTTCGCCGTCGCTACAAAAAAATCCTTCGCGCCCTTGCAATCTTTTTGTTGTCATGGAGCTATTCAGACGGATTCAACCTTAACTACTTTCCCAAGCACAAAAGGCTTAATTGATAAAGTATGGTGTCCGCACTAAGGGCCTTGCTGTGTCCCGTCAATAGCGTATACTTATAACATCACATATTTTGCAATCACAATGATGCAAAGCCCCGGCAAGCCCAGCTTTTCGGGGTGTTTTTTATGTTTGGAGGCGAAGGAGTGTCCCGCCCTTCACAATGGGGGCTTTTATAAAGAAGGTGATGGCTTGAAATTAGTCCAGCCGATACGAAAGATCGCGCAGATAAAGCGCATGAAAGAAATAGCATCGGCGCGGCCGAGGGACCTTTGTCTGCTGGAAATGGGGTTTCATACGGGGTTGCGCGTGCAGGACCTTCTTTCGCTCCGCATCTCGGATGTTGCACGGAAGATCGGCGGCAAGTGGCAGGTGGCGCGCTCTTATGTCGTGAACGAACAGAAGACGCGCAAGGGGAAGCAGGTAGAAATAGTCAAGTCGGCGCGCGACGCGATAGAGCGTCAGATTGACGCACTCGACGCCTGCGGCATGGCGGCGGCCGGGGGATGGCTCTTCCCATCTCCATATAGGCGGGGAATCAAACCGTTGTCGCGCCGACAGGCGGGAAGGTTGATAAAGACAATCGCCATGCGAGCCGGCGTCACGGAGCCCGTCGCATGCCACTCGCTGCGCAAGAGCTTCGGATACCACGCGTTTCGTTCCGGTGTTGACATTATGTATCTAAAAGAGATTTTCAACCACTCCGATATCGCCGTCACAAAACGCTATATCGGGATAACTCAAGATGAACTAAACTCAGTCTATCAGCGGATTGGCGCGATAATGGCCTGACTTACCCTTCATTGGTCAAACCGCCGAAAACAGCCGGGCGGAAATACGCAAATCCAGAAGTGAAAAAATCCGCTGTGTATCCGTATATTTTTGAAGTCGTTGCAGCATCGTTCAAATGTCCCACAATATAAGATATGGGACATTGGTATTGTTTATGGACGTTTTTCGCGTTGTGGTAACTAAAAGTAAATAAAACAAGAGGTGATTCGAATGCCGAAAGCGGCGAAGAAGCCCTGTGCTTTTCCAGGATGCGGCGTGTTGGTCGAATACAACGAACGGTATTGCTTCGCGCATAAATATTATGAATCGGAGCGGCAGGCGGAAGCAAACCGCGCATATGACCGCAACCGTCCGGAACGTCATCGTTTCTACCACTCTCACGAGTGGCAGAAGATACGCCGGCGTTTTCTCGCGCGGCATCCTCTCTGTGAAGTGTGTCTGCGGAATAATCAGATCAGCGCTGCGGTCATAGTCGACCATATAGTGGAGATTTCAGACGGTGGATCGCCTACCGCCCCCGCAAACCTTCAGGCTCTGTGTGTGTTCCACCACAATCAGAAGACAGCGGCGGAGCGGAAAAAGCGCCGCTGTTGGGAGAAGCAAGGATGAAAATGTTATGCAAAGGCTGTGGAATGGAGTTTGAAGCAAAACGGTCATCCAGAAAATATTGCTCTAGGCAATGTGCTAATCAGCATACTGGTATACTTCGTTCTAATCTGCAGAATTCTAACAGTAAGATAAAGGTTTGGAGTAGCGGTGGCGGTGTTCAAAGTACCGCTATTGCCGCTTTGATAGAGCAAGGCAGACTTCCAAAACCTGACTTTGGGATCATGGTCGACTGCGGGTACGAGAAGTCCGCCACGCTGGAATATATGCATGATGTGACTATCTCAAGGATGAAACAGATCGGTGTTGATTTTCGGATGCTCAACACCTTGGACTATACAAATAACAATCTGGCTGATGAAAATGGGCATGTCAATATCCCTGCCTTTCGTTTGTTGGACAACGGACATATTTCTAAGTTACATACGCATTGTAATTCAACGTGGAAAGTACAAGTAACCCGCCGCTGGGCTAGGGAAATGGGTATTAGCAACATGGAAAATTGGCTCGGCATATCAACAGACGAAGAACGCAGAGCAAAGCCTTCTTCTCGCAAATGGATTACATTGCGCTATCCTCTCATAGAATTAAATATGAGTAGAGAAGATTGTATTTATTACATTGCACAAGCCGGTTGGCCAATGCCTCCACGATCTTCGTGTGTATTTTGCCCACAGCAAGATGCCAAATCTTGGCATCTTGTTCGGAATACGCCAGAAGATTGGAAGAGGGTTCTTGAGGCAGAGCAAGCTATCAGGACAGCCGTTTCAAATGTTTTCCTACATAGGAAATGCCGTCCTATAGCAGAGTTGTTCCCTTGATATAGTAACAGATGTTTCCAAAAATACTATGCAAATCTTCATGTGCTGTGTATTTTCCGTCATAACGAGAAGACACGGAGAAACGGCAAAAACGCCGCTATAAGACGAAAAAAATAAGAGCTATGGCACGGTTGACCCACAGTCGTTTGTGGTAGGTCCACATAGGGAGGGGGATGTCAAATCTCTGGTGTCTATTGCACTTAGACCTGCAAGCCAGCGCTGCGGAAACGCGCCCGAAATGTGGGAAAAGGAGGGGGAGGGAAGATGCCGGTAAAAGGTAGGAAGCCGAAACCGGAGGCGATAAAGAAGCTCGGCGGCAGAAGCCATAAGAAGAAGGAGCCGCCGCTCGTCGAACTGCCGATGGACGCTCTTACGGACGCCAACGACTATATGGCGATGCCCGGCGAAAAGGAACTCTGGTCGAGCCTCGTCGAAGCGGGCGTGGCGAAGAAGAGCGACAGGCAGGCGTTTGTGCGCTACATAGATATGATTTCGGTCTACGTTAAAGCCCGCGGCGACGTCGAGGAGCGCGGGGCGGTCTTGGACGTAGGTACGAAAAACGAGAGGAATAACCCCTCGTGGCGGATCATGCGGCAGGCGCAGACGGAGCTGCTTAAGCTCGAGGTGGAGTTCGGGCTTACGCCCTCGGCGAAACAGCGCGTAATGAAGGCTCTGCTCTGCGACAACAAAACGGGAGGCGACGGCGGTTATGCTGCAATCAGGCGCGGGGCGTCCTCGTGAAAATTCCCTGCGCTGGGCGCTTCGCTATATAGATACAGCCATAAGCGACAAGGTGCCGGTCTGTAACTGGGTGAAGCTCGCCGTCAGGCGTCACGTGGACGACCTGAAGACGGCGGGGAAGCGCGGTTATTATTTTGACGAGAAGGAAGCCGAACGAGTGCTGAAGTTCTTCTCTTTTCTGCACCACTCTAAAGGCGAGTGGGCGGGGAAGCCGTTCATCCTTTCGCCGTGGGAGCAGTTCGTGACTTACTGCCTCTACGGTTGGCGGCGGAAAAAGGACGGGCTGCGGCGTTTTCGCACGTCTTATCTCGAAGTTGCGCGCAAGAACGGCAAATCCACTTACGCGGCGGGGAACGGTATTTATCTGCTCGACGGCGACGCCGAGCCAGGCGCGGAGGTCTACACGGTCGCCACGAAACGCGACCAGGCGAAGATAATCTTCACGGAAGCGCAGCGCATGGTGCGAGGTTCGGCGGACCTGCAGAAATATATAACGGTCAACGCGAGCAATATGTACGTCGCAGATTCAATGTCGAAATTTGAGCCGCTGGGCTCGGACAAGGACACGCTGGACGGGCTGAACGTACACGGCGGGATAATCGACGAGCTGCACGCGCACAAGACGCGGGACGTCTACGACCTGCTCGAAACGGCTACGAGCTCGCGGCGGCAGCCGCTTATCTTCTCCATCACGACCGCCGGCGTGAATCAGAACGGCATATGCAGGGAGAAGCATAACCATACGGAGAAGGTCTTACAGGGGATTTTGCCGGACGATGAGTTTTTCGGCATGATATATACGCTGGACGACGGCGACGATTGGGAAGACGAATTCAATTGGATGAAGCCGAATCCGAATCTCGGCGTCTCCGTGCATGTCGACGACCTGCGCATGAAGGCGCGCAGGGCGAGGCATTCCCCGGCTTCGCTGAATCCGTTCCTGCGGCTGCATATGAACGTGTGGACGAACGCCGAAAGCGTTTGGATAACGCCGGACAAATGGAATGAGACGGCGGGCGAGGTCGACGCAGGGGCGCTCGCGGGGTGCGAATGCTACGGGGGGCTCGACCTTTCGACGACGACGGATATTTCGGCGCTGACGCTGACGTTCCCTATGCCGGACGGCTCGTATAAGAATCTCTATGAGTTCTGGATACCGAAGGACCGCATCGAGGAGCGCGTGCGGCGCGACCGCGTGCCCTATGACGTATGGGTGCGCGACGGGCTGATCCATGCGACCGACGGGGCGGTAATCGACTATGACTTCATAGAGCACCGCATCCTCGAACTGTCGCGGCTCTATCGGATGCGCGAACTGGCCTATGATCCCTACAACGCGACGGAGATAACCAACCACCTGATAGACAACGGCGTTGAAATGGTCGTTTTCAGGCAGGGGTTTGTGAGCGTTTCACCGGCGGCGAAGCAGTTGGAGATACTCATCATGTCGCAGAAGTATCATCACGGCGGCAATCCTGTGATGAACTGGATGATGAGCAACGTCGTCATCCGGCAGGACCCGGCGGGCAACATAAAGTTAGACAAGGAAAAGAGCCGCGAGAAGATAGACGGCCCCGTCTCGGCGGTTATGGCGATAGGGCGCGCCACGGCGCAGGGCGGCAAGGCCCCCAGCGTTTATGAACTTCGCGGCGTGGTCTCGATATAAAGGAGGCGTTGATATGTGAGTTTATTGACGAGGTTTAAAAGGGCGCTGTCCGCGCTGAGAGAGGAGCCGAGGGACCCGATAGAGCGCTGGCTCATGGGGCTGCCGATGTTCAAGGCGCTTTCGCAGGCGGGGGTAGAGATCGGGGAGTCCGACGCGGTGAAGATAATGGCCGTATATGCCTGTATCCGCGTGATCGCTTCGGAGATAGCGGCTACGCCGGTCCAGTTCCTGCGCAACACGCCTACCGGGAAGGAGCGGGTCCCCGGAAGGCTCGCCACTCTTCTGCGCTACGAGCCGAATCCGGAGATGACGGCGTCGGATTTCAAGCGGACGATGACGCTGAATCTGGAACTTTGGGGAAACGCCTACGCCGAGATAGTAAGGAACAGGAGCGGGGAGATAACCAGCATCTGGCCGATTCCCGCGTGGCGTGTGACGAAGAAGCGCGACGAAAAGAAAAACCTCTATTATTCGGTCATGGTCGAGGGCGGAACGGCTGCGACGCTGAAGGACTCGCAGATGTTGCATCTGCGGGCGATGGGCTCGGGCGTCGTCGGCATGAGCTTCGTAGCGCTGGCGCGCGATGCGCTGGGGTTGGCTCTCGCCGCCGAGGTCTACGGCTCCAATTTCTTCAAGAACGGTGCTATGGCCTCCGGCATCGCCACTTATCCGAGGGCTCTGAGCCAGGAGGCGCTCGATAATTTCAAGACGTCGTTCCGCGAGAGCTATGAGGGACTGACGAACGCGCAGCGCATCATGTTTCTTGAGGAAGGCTTAACGTTCCAGCAACTGACGATCCCGAATGACGCGGCGCAGTTCTTGGAAACGCGGACGTATCAGATGTTGGAGGTCTGCCGCTTTTTCGGCGTGCCGCCGCATAAGATCGCGATACTCGACCACGCGACGTTCAGCAATATCGAACATCAGAGCATGGAGTTCGACCAGCAGTGCATCCAGCCGCGAATCATCCAATGGGAGGAAGAGCTGCGGCGCGTGTTGCTGACGAAGGCGGAAAAAGAGTCGGGATATTTTTTCAAATTCAATCTCAATTCGCGCTGGCGCGTGGCCCTCGCCACCAAAACGGCCTATTACACCAGCATGCGGCAGAACGGGATTCTCAACGCCAACGAGATCCGCGAGCTCGAGGATATGAACCCGATACCCGCGGAAGACGGCGGCGACGATTATCTCATCAACGGCAACATGATCCCGATCACGGCGGCCGGACGACAGGACGCCCCTGGTCAGAAAGGAGGAGGCGAATGAAGCGAAAGTTTTCGATCGGCGCGCCGCTTTTTCTCACGCCCGGCGACGACCTGCGGAATTACGTGGAAGATTGGCTCGATGAGCCGAAAGACGTGCGAAGGGCGGCCGCCGACGACATCGACGGCGCGGTGGTCGACGCAGGGGTGATGACGCTGAGGCTGAACGCCTATGTGACGGCCAATATGGTGCAGTATTTCCACGCGATAGAGAACAGTTACAACTCGAAGATCGCGGGCCGGTGCAATGAGGTCAGGATTTCCCTCAACACTTACGGCGGCACTGTGACCGACGGTTTTGAGATCGTCGATATGGTGCGCGAATGGAACGCCAGGCGCGACGTAAAGATATCGATGATCGGCGCGGGAGCCGTCTACAGCATGGGGGTCCCCATCATGCAGGCGGCGGAGAGGCGGTATTCGTATCCCAACGCCGAGTATCTGATTCACCCTGTGTCGGCGTTTCTTTACGGGACCCGCGAGCAGATAGAGGACGGGCTGACGAGCGTGAAGAACAGCGAGGCGGCCATCGTCGATCTCATCGCCGCGCGATCCGGTATGTCGGCGAAAGAAGTCTCCGAGATGATGCGGCGCGATTCGTATCTCACGGCGGAGAAGGCGCTCGATCTGGGGCTGATCGACGAAATCATAAATCTCGACGACGACGGCGGCGAAGAAGACGCGGCGCAGGCTGATAGGCGCGCGCAGGAAATGCGGGCGCTGGAAATTTATCTTACGGAGGTAATGTAGATGGACAAAGTTGCAAGGCTTAGGGACATCGTGGCGAAAATGAAAGAAATGAACGCCGCGGGGAATGTGGATCAGGCGAAATGGGATGAGCTTCAGAAGGAGGCGGCGCAGCTCAAGGCGGATATCGCGGCCGAAGAAGAGCGCCGCAGGTCGCTCGAGGAGCTCGACGGGTTTGTAAACGAGGCGCCGGAGCCGGCTTCGGGACGTCCGGGCGTAAGGGCGCCGCTGACGCCCAAGGACAAGAACGAGCGCCCGTTCAACACGCTCGGCGAGCAGTTGCAGGCCGTGGCGCGCCTTTCCGGGCGCGAAGACGTGAATTACCCCGTCGACCAGGCCGAGAACCGCATGAAGGCGGTAAACGCCGCCGCTGGTGTATCGACTACGCTGTCGGGCGAGGTCGGATTCCTCATTCAGACGGATTTCGCGACGACTCTGCGAGAATCCGCCGTGGAAGAGGGGCAGCTCTCTTCGCGCGTCGACCGCCAGCCGATAGGGCCGAATTCCGACAGCTTCGAGTATATGGAGGCCAAGGACAAAGATCGCAGCAAGGGGCCTTGGGGCGGCGCTTTCGCCGTCTTCCGCAAGGGCGAGGCGGAGCCGATGACGGGCGGTAAGACGGCTGCTATGGAGCCGCGCGACGTCCGCCTGGAGGATATGTACGGGCTGCTGTACGTGACCAACCGTTCGCTGCGCGACGCGACGGCGCTGACGGCGCTGATCCAGCGCGGATACCGCGCGAACTTCGCCTTCAAGCTCGACGCGGAAATATACGAGGGCACGGGCGCGGGGCAGTGCCTCGGATTCATGAACAGCCCGGCGCTGGTGACTGTCGCCAAGGAATCGGGGCAGGCGGCGGATACCATCGTGAAGGAGAATATACTGAAGATGTTCTATTCGATGCCGTCGAGGTATGTCCAGCGCGCGGTGTGGCTGGTGTCGCAGGTCGGAGTGCAGGAGGCCCTGCCGCTCCTGATGCTGGGGGACGTGCCGATCTATATTCCGCCGACGGGCCTGAGCGGTGGGCTGTACGGCACGCTGCTCGGCAGGCCGATAATCCCCTGCGAGCGCTGCCCGCAGATAGGGGATAAGGGCGATATCATTTTCGCCGACCTGAGCCAGTATCTGCTGATCGAGAAGGGCGCGACGGAGATCGAAACGTCGATCCACGTGAAGTTCGTGACGGACGAGACGGCTTTCCGCTTCATCCAGAGGAACAACGGGCAGCCGTGGGATTCGTCGCCGTATACGACGCTCAAGGGGAACAAGAAGATGAGCCCGTTCGTCTGTCTGGCGGAGAGGGCGTAAGGAGGAATCGATATGAGTAGATTTTCACTTGCGGAAGAGACGCGGATCGTAGAAGCGATAGCCCCCTGCACGGGGGCAGCCGCGGCGGCCGGGGACTATATAAATATGAGATATACGCCGCGTGTCGCGATAGTGGTGCATATCGCCCAGGGCAATGCGGCGACGGTGGCGCTCACCATCGAACAGGCGAAGGCGGCGGCCGGCACGGGGTCGAAGCCCATAACGGAGGGAGTGCCGATATGGGCGAACGAGGACTGCGCCGCCGACGACAAGCTGACGGAAAAAGACAAGGCTGTAGGCTTCACCACTTCGGCGGCGCTAAAGAACAAAATAGTCGTCTTCCACGTTGATACCGACGTTCTGGACAAGGCGAACGGCTATGAGTGGATATGCATCAAAGCCGCCCAGTCCAACGCCGCCAATCTGATTTCGGCCGAGTATATAGTAGGAGATCTGCGTTACGGCGCGCAGGACAGCCCGTCGCTCATCTCCTGAATTTATGAGGGGCCCCGCGCCCCTCTTTGCTTGTGGAGGTGAGGCAAATGACGGAGCCGATAACGCTCGCGGAGGCGAAGAGCCATCTGCACGTGCTGCATGACGACGAGGATGCGTATATCGAGATGCTGATAGCGGCGGCCAGGGAATATGCGGAGAATTATCAGAACCGTGTGTACGTCGAACGGACGGACGTCAATGGCAATCCAATCGAGGCGGAGGCTATGCCGGCGATGGAGAAAGCGGCCTGCCTGCTGCTCATCGGTCACTGGTTCGAACACAGGGAAACGGTGAATATAGGGAATATCACCTCGGAAGTTCCGTTAAGCGCCACCATGATACTCAACCTGCGAAGGAATCTGCCGATATGAACCCCGGGCGCCGCGACAGGAAGATAGCGATCGAGCGCCCTGTATCGACGCAGGACGATCAGGGCGGGCGCGCGAAGACGTGGCGGACCGTCTGCACGGCGTGGGGCGAGTTCATACGCCCGCGCATGAATACAGCGGTGGTGCAGGGCGGGGTCGCCGCCGTGATCACGCAGGAGATAGTGATTCCCGCGTGCGACGTGCGCCCCGGGTATCGGGTGGTTTACGGCGAGAGGATATACCGCGTGCTCGGCGTGAGCGCCGACGACAGGCGCTATGTCACGCTCGTCTGCGAGGAGGTCGAGCATCATGCGGGTTGACGTGACGACGTCGAGCGCTGCTATACGCAAAGCGCTCGGGGACATAAGTATCTATGACGCTAAGTCGAGGCTCGGGCTGGAAAGGGCGATAAGCAACGCGACAAGGCGCATCGCTTATCGCACGCGGGCCAACGTTCCGATTGGGCCGACCGGTAACTTGCGCAAGTCGATCTATTCGTCTTTCAGCAGGGTCAGGTGCGCAGGGGAGGTCGGGGCGGCGAGGACGGAAGGCTCCCATGCGCATCTTGTTGAATACGGCGTGCGCGCGCACCGAACGTTTCTGACGGGCAAGCACAGCTACCCGCCGGCCAAGGCGCTACGCTTTATGTCCGGCGGCAAGACGGTTTTTGCTCGCGTCACCCACATTCCCAAGATCCCTGCCAGGCCTTTTATGGCCCCGGCGTATAAGGCGGAGGAGCCGAAGCTGATAGACGAAATAGCGAAGGTCATGAAGGAGGCGCGCTAAGGTGCTGATAAACCGTATTCCGATGTGTACGTTTCAGCGCGCGGTCTACGCGCTGCTGACGGCGTACCAGACGACGCCGGTCTATGACGACGTCGGCGATACCGAGACGGCGGATGTCGATTATCCCTGCGTCAGTTTCGGCGCCTACCGATGCGAACCGAACGGGGCGAAGGATGTCGTTATCTTCGACGTCACGCTCGATCTCGAGATATGGTCGAATTATGAAGGCAAAAAGGAGATAAACGAAATAGCGGACGATTTGGCGGCGGTCTATACGTCCTATGGGCTGGATTTATCCGGCGACGGGTTTATCGCCGTCGCGCAGGGCATCGAGTCGCTTGAAGCGTTTCCCGAGGAGGAGCACGGCTATCACGGGACGCTGACGGTCGCCGCCAAGATTCAGTATAGGGGGAGGTGACAGGGGATATGCCGGTGACATTGCCAGACAACCCGAATACGTCTAATGCGCAGGTCGGGAAGGATTTTCTGTTGAAAATAAATCTCGGCGACGCGTCCTATCCCACGTGGACGATCATCGGCGCCCAGCGCAGCACGGACTTGAACAGGACGGCTGACAGCATAGACGTATCGCATAAGACGTCGGGCAGCTGGAAGGGCTTCAAGGCGGGCTTGAGAGGCTGGTCGATAGACTTAGGCGGGCTGGTGCTGCTGGGCGATACAGGGTTGGAAGCGCTTGAGGCGGCGTATGAGCAGGGGATAGAGATTAACGTCTGCTTCATGTATCCGGACGGCTCTATCCAGGAGGGATGGGGCTCTATCACGGAGCTTTCGATATCCACGCCGCACGACGGGGCCGCAGAGATTTCCGGCACCATAGAAGGCAACGGGCAGCTCACGCCGCGCCGCATAATAGCGGACGGCGGAGGCACGCGCGTCTACGCCGGGACGCAGGATGAGACTATAGACGGCGGCGTCGCGGAGACAACGGACTACGACGCAGTCGTAGACGGCGGCACGGCCGCAGACTAAAAGGAGGAATAAGATATGCCGGTAATACTGCCGACCAACCCGAATACGTCCAACGCGCAGGTCGGGAAGGATTTTCTATTGAAGATAAACACGGGGCAGGCGGTAAGCCCCACATGGACCACGGTCGGGGGGCAGAGGTCGGCCGATCTGAACCGCAACGCGGACAGCATAGACGTATCGCATAAGACGTCGGGCAGCTGGAAGGGCTTCAAGGCGGGGCTGCGGGGCTGGTCGATAGACTTAGGCGGGCTGGTGCTGCTCACCGACGCAGGGGTGGAGGCGCTGGAAACCGCCTTCGTACAGGGCAAGGAAGTCAATATAGCGCTCTTTTACCCGGACGGCACGAAGCAGACGGGCTGGGGCTCCATAACGGAGTTTTCCATCAGCAGCCCGCACGACGGAGCTGCCGAGATAAGCGGGACCATAGAAGGCAACGGCCCGTTGAGTGAAAGGGCGTAAAGAAGCGCCCCTCGGAAGGGGCGCTCTTTTATACGCCGAGGCGGGAACGCAACGTTTCTTGTAGGGCCTGCGAGAAGTTGATCCCTTCGGCCACCGCGCGGTCGTTTAGCCATGCGGGGATCGTGAGGGTTTTCTTGACGGCTTTCTCGAAATGTTTTTTTGCGTATTCGTCGACGTCGACGGCGACGATGTTGACGAAAGCCTCCTGCGGCTTGATCTCAAGTTCTTTGGCGACCGCCGCGGCGTCGACGGCTTTCATATCGGAAGGAGCTGGTATGGCATCGCCGTCTTTTTTGCCGGTGAACAAATAACCGGCAAGAACGTCGATCGCCATTGCGAAGGCTTCGTCAAGGGTTTTTCCGCAGGTGGCGAGATAGTTCAAATCGGGGAAAACGACGGAGTAGCCGTTTTCGTCTTTGAAGAAGCATGCCGGATATGCTGACAACATGATGTTGACCTCCTTTGTCGCATAATGGGCGGGGGCTACTTCAGCCCCGCCTGCTTTAATATGGAGTTTTCAACGGCCTTGCTCAAGTCCTTGTTGTGAAATGGAATTGTTACTTTGCCTGACTTCGACGGGTGCTTGTATTGCCTGTGTGAACCGTTCTGCGTATAAAATATCCAACCGTCGTCCAGGATGATTTTTTCCATTTCCTTCGGTGTTTTCGGCATCGCTGAAATCCCCCCTTGCGAGATAATAATATCATCTAATACGTATTATGTCAATACGTATATAAAAATTGGAGGAATTTTTTATGAAAAAATCGGTACCTTTTGAAGTGTTCGGAGCGAATCAGTTCATCTATTTCGACATCATGCGCCTCGCGCAATTGGAACAGGCGATGGGGCGTTCTATATACCAGATCATATCCGGCGGCGAAGCCGGGATAAATTTCTGCCTTAACGCGCTGACGGTCGGGTTGCGCCATCATTATCCAAAAGCCAGTCCGCAGCTGTTCGCGGAAAAAATCGGCGAATATCTGGAAGAGGGCGGCGAGCTTGACGACATCGCAGTTCTTATCGTGAAAGCCATAATCCTCAGCGGCATCTTCGGCAAGGAAATAATGGATGACGACAAGGAGAATGGTGAAGAAAAAAACGCGCCGGCGACGGCAGAGCCGTCCGAATAGACAGCTTTGCCGATTGGGTGGCGTGTGCGGAGCCCGTCGCCTACGGGAAGCTCGCGCTGAAGCCAAGGGAATTCGAGCGGTTGCAGCCGCATGAATATTATGCGTTGTGCGACGGCTACGAATACAGGGAGCGGCGGCGCAGGGCGGAGATAGAGAATGAAATTTTCGTCCACTCTTATTTCGTGGCGCATCTGCTGAATATTTCAGGCAAGTATCTGAAAAAGAATATTTCGCCGAAAGAGCTGTACAAGCCACTGCTCGACGCCATGAACAATAAAGAACCTGTGAGGGACAGGAGACAGGACGAGGAATATTTGCGCAGCGTGTTCAACCTGCCGCCGGAAGGGGTGAAGGAAGATGGCTAAGATAGCGGATCTGCTGGTGAAGATATCGGCGGACAACTCCGATTTACGTAAAAAGTTGGACGCTACGCAGCGGCAGATAAAAGACAAGTTCGGGGGCAGCGCCGTCGCGTCGTCGCAGAAAGCGCTTTCAAAGCTGAAATACCTTACGGTCGGATTTATCGGCGCAGGAGTTGCCTCCATAAAACTCGCCGCCGATATGGAGCAGACTAAAATGGCTTTTGAAACTCTGCTCGGCTCGGCGGAAAAGGCTGACGCGATGGTGAGGAGGCTGACCGATTTTGCCGCCAAAACCCCCTTCCAGATGCCGGGAATCACAAAGTCCACGCAACAGCTGCTTGCCTACGGCTTCACCGCCGAGTCGGTTATCCCGATGCTCACTTCTGTTGGCGACGCCGTAAGCGGGCTGGGCGGCGACGATGAGATGATGCAGTCCGTGATCCGCGCGCTGGGACAAATGAGGGCGAAAGCCAAAGTCAGCGCGGAGGAGATGAAACAGCTCGGCGAGCAGGGGATAAACGCTTGGCAGTACCTCTCGGAGGCGGCTGGGAAATCCATCGCCGAAACGCAGGAACTCGCCAAAAAGGGAGCCTTCGACGCCGAAGCGACGATAAAAGCCATTCTTGACGGCATGGCGAAGCAGTTCAAGGGCGGCATGGAAAAACAGAGCCAGACTGTCAACGGACTGTTATCGACGATAAAAGACAACGTTGTCGGCGCGGCTCGCGTCATAGGCGGGGGGCTTACCGACGCCTTTGACCTTAAAGGCGTCCTTAAGCAGACAAACGCCTACTTGACGCAGTTTACAGCGTTGGCCGAAAAGTCCGGTTTTGGGAAGGCGCTGAAAGAGATGGTGCCCGACTCACTGAAAATAGGCGTTATAGGTTTGGCCTCCGCATATTCTGCCAAACTCGCGCCGGCGCTTTACATGGCAGCCACGAACGCCGTGAAGGCGAATTCCGCGTTCCTGCCGATGATAGGGATAGTCGGGGGGATATACTTCGCTATTGCCGAATTGAGCGGTGTGACCGACGTTTTGAGCCCGCTGGGCGAATCCTTCCTGCAAAGCGGGATCGCAGCACTTGGGGCCTATAAGGGTATAAGCATGCTCGTTTCTGGCTATAGTTGGTTCTTAAGAGAAATCAGCGCTGCGTATGGTCCATTAAATCAAACGAATACAATCGTCGCCAAAATAGCGCAGGCTTTTATGTTCGCACGTATAAAAATTATCGCTGCAGGCGGGGCCATGGCAGGGCTTAAGGGAACAGTTTACGGGTTGGCGGCGGCTTTTAAGTCCCTGGCGATCGCAATGGGCCCTGTGGGGTGGATGGCGCTCGCCATCGGCGGCGGCGTCTGGCTCGGCATGCGGGCGCAGATGAAGGAAGCGGAGCGCCAGGCCGGCATAACGCAGGCGGCGATAGAAAAGGTGAACGGCGAGTTTGCCAACGCCGATTCAAGCGCGATAGAAAAGGCGATAAAAACTTCCGAGAAAAGGCTTGCGGAACTCGAGACACAGGCGAAAAAGACTACCTCGGCGATGAGCGCGACGGCTAACGTAAACACCGGACACAAAAAAAGAAGCACGCTTAAGAGCGTGCAGAGCAACAAGGACAACCTTGAAGCGGTAGGAAAGGTCAGGGATCAGATCGCCGCCGAAAAGGCGAGGCAAAAAGAGCTCGGCGAAATATACAAGCGGCGTAAAGAGCTTGAAAGCCAGCTGAACAACGTCGGCAATCTCGACAAAATACAACTTCCTGACCTTCTCGGAGCAGGCGGCGACGACAAGGCTGCCAAGAAGCAGCAGCGCGAATATGAGCGGCTCGTCGAAAAGGCGAAGGACACGTCCGACCGCATCGAAGACGAGTGGATAGAGATGACGGGCACGAAGATGGACGTGCTCGACAAATGGTACGCCGACGAAATAGCCACGCTCGGTGAAACGAAGGCGGTGAACGAGAACTATCAGCGCGACCTGACGCGGCTGGAAGAGACCTACGCGGAGAAGCGCCGGAAGATACTGCACGACGAAGCCAAAGAGCGCCAGCGGACGATGGAGGAGATAGTGCGCGGCTATTCCGACATCAGGGGCGAGCTCGCAAAAGGCTCGCTCGAAGGCGCCGACCTCGACCTCTACGAGATGAGGAAGGAGGCGGAAGACTCCTATCGCGGCGTCAGCGACTTCTTCGCGAAGATCGCCGCCGACTACGCCGACGGCGCGGAACAGCAGAAGCAAAACATCAGAGACGCGCTGAAAAAGGCCGGCGTCGAATTCGTGCAGACGGAAAAAGACACGCTCGACTTCACCGCCGAGCTGAACGCGGTGCACGTGGAAAAGGAAAAACAGCTCTACGACGACTTCGTCCGGTACTACGGCAAGTGCAAGGACGTACAGGCGAATATCGACAGGGCGTATAACAACAACAGCTTCGCGCAGCTCAAGGCGGCGCTGAGCAGGGAGAACGCGCTGCGGCTCTCGGCCTTCGAAGCCCAGCGCAAGGCCATGGAGCTGTATCAGGACAGCTGGACAAAGGCGAACGTCTCCGGAGCCGAGCAGGCGATAGACGTGCTGGACGGAACGCGCGACTCCTTCAAGACCTTCTTCTCGGACGTGCTCACCGGCGCGAAAGATTTCGGCGAAGCCTTCGGCGACTTCTTCAAATCGCTCTGGGCGGACATCGTCGACTCCTTCGCCGAAAAGTGGAGCAACCAGATAGTCAACAACCTGCTGGGAAATATGTTGGGGCAGGAGGGCGGGCTGCTGGGTAACCTTTTCGGATTTGACTCTAGTCAAATTCAACAGCAAATCGCTCAGGAGACGGCGTTGTCCTCATTAAAAATCGCCAACATTTCGGCAGAAACAGCCGCGTTCACAGCCGGAGAGGCAACGAAGTCGACCGCAACTATTGCGGGAAATGAAGCAATTGCCGCGGCCGCTGCGGCTTCTCTTGCAGCGCAGACAGTAGCGTCATCTGCGGCCGCTGCCGCAATCGCTTCTGCGTGGGCTCCGGCCGCAGCCGCCGTTTCTCTCGCTTCTTTTGGAAAGAACGCCGCCCCGGCGATGGCTGGGATAACGGCGACTCATGCCCTGTCTCAAACTCTTGCTAAGGGCGGAGGCGGCGCAATAGGCAATAGCGTGAAAGGTGCCGCTGCTTTCGCCTCCGGCGGCTGCGTCTCCGGCCCCGGCTCGGGCACGTCCGACTCCATACCGGCGATGCTCTCCAACGGCGAATACGTCGTCCGGGCGTCGGCTGTGGAGCGGCTGGGCGTGCCTTTCCTGGACAGGCTCAACTACGGCGGCACGGATATTTTCAACACCGTCAACCGCTTCGCCTCCGGCGGCTGCGTCGGCGTGCCGGTGATAAAGTCGTTGGACATGCCCGGCTTCGCCGCTGGCGGCTATGTCTCGCTCGCGGACGCTTCCATCACCGTGCCGGAGTTCCGGGCGGAGCCTGAGCGGATCGATCTGGCGGCGCTGTCCGTCCCCGCGAAGCTGCTCAAGGCGCTCGTCGCCGGGCATACCGGCGAGCGGCGGGACGAAGCGGCCGAAATGGAAGTGAACATATACGGCGACATCAATAACAGCGCCGACGAAAAGCGGCTGCTGAACAAAATGAACGCCAAGATGCGCGCGGCGCTGATGGGGGGATACTGATGGAATACCTCAGGCTGGTGAAAGACGCCGACGAATGGGCGCTCCCTCCCGACTCCTGGATAGGCTCTATGCCCGCCTCGACTCGGTCGGATACGCAGGCGCGGGCCTTTCAACACGGCTCGGTCAAGACCGGCAGCGGCAAGGTCGCCGAGCGCGTCCTGCCGCTTTCGATACTCGTTTCAGCCGCCACGCAGGCGGAATATTTAGCTAAGGTGGACGAAATCAAGCGGCGGCTGTACCGCGAAAACCAGCGGCTCTACATCGCCCCCGACCGCCACATCAACCTGGCGGTATTGGACAGCCTCGAAGAGAAATTCGACAAAGGCTTCCTGCTGCGGCAGGCGGTGCTCACGGCGGAGTACAAATGCACAGATCCCTTCTGGCACGCGCCCCCAACGACGATGACCGTCTCTGCTACCGGTGCGCCGCGCGTCTTCACCGTTTCAAACGGCGGCAACGTCGATACGGCGCCGGTGATAACGGTCACGGCCCCGGCCTCCGGCGCCGTGCCGGACGTGCGCATATCCAACGCGGCCAACGGGCGCGAGTCCGTCTTTCGCGACCCGCGGCTGGCGAACGGCGCCTCTGTGGTGATAGACAGCGCCGCTGGGACCGTCGCGCTGGCCGGCGGGAACGCCGTCAACGCCTTCTACGGTGCCTTTCCCCGGCTCGAGCCGGGGAACAACCTGCTGACTTACACCGGCGCGCGCTGCACGATACAGATCGCCTACGAGCGGAGGTGGCTGTGATGTCCTTCATATACGGCCGCCCTGACCGCTACGGGCGGCGGATATACGCGGGGAAAAGCTACGTCGGCGCGAAAAACGCCGTCGTGCTGCCGGAGATAGAGGGGCACGTCGCGGTCGACTTCTACGACGAACAGGGCGTGAAGACGTACTCGCTCACCTCCGACATGAAAGAGAGCCCGCTGCTCAAGCTGGAATTCGAGAACAACGAAAACGGCTGCGCGGGCTTTACGCTTGAATTGGCGCGGGGGCACGGCATAGATATAACGCTCGGGCAGAGGGTCGACGTCCGCCTGCTGGGCGGCGCCGCCCCCTGGTACAGCGGATACGTCCAGACCATGCCGATGTGCGCGCTGGACACGGAAAAGACGCAGACCTACGCGGGATACGGCTACTTCGCGCGCCTTGGACACATCATCGTCAACAAAATATATGAGGATACGGAGATTGCGAAGATCGCCGAGGACGTGATCCAGCGGTATGTAGAAGGCAACGGCGCGACATACAACGGCTCCAAGCTCTACTTCACCGGATATGCGGCGACGAAAGTCAACTTCGCGCACGCGACGGCCAAAGACGCGCTGCAGCAGCTGTCGGAGTTCGCCGTCAACTACGTCTGGGGCGTGGACGAATATCGCGAAGTCTTCTTCAGGCCCCGCCGCGACGAAGTGAACGACTACATGCGTCTCTGGGTGGGCGAGCATGTCGAAAGCGTCGAGACGGAAGAGGATATAGAGAGCGTGGAAAACGAGATCCACGTAGAGGGCAACGTCGAAACGACGGACGAAGAGGGGAACATAACCACGACCAAAGGGATATTGGCCGTCTGCCGGGACAACGCGAGCATAAGGCGGTACGGGCTGCGCGCCGCGGTAAAGACGCTCCCCTCGGCGCTCAAGGCGGAGGACGCCAGACAGTGGGGCGAAAGCGAACTCGCACAGAGCAAAGACCCTGGGCGCAGCGTGTCGCTCGGCGGCATCCGCCCCGAAATAATAAGGCGGCGGATAACGCCGGATGGGCTCGCGAGCATCACGAGCGAAGACGGGGCGGACGTGGAAGTCTTCCCGATCTCCTCGGTCAAATATATTTGCTCCAAGTCCGGCATCTCCATGGAGATAGGGCTGGGCGGATACAAGGCCGGATTCGAACAGTCCATCTTGAAAATGAAGCGCGACATCATCAACGCCGAACTGCTCTCGCGGGCGGGCGAAACAGGCGGATAAGGAGGTCGATATAATGGGAGCGATAAACTACAGGCTCAACCCGTTCACCGGTGCGATGAACGCGGTGTTGATAAGCAACGAAGAACACATAATCCCGTCCGTCTCGCCGTACTGGGTGCGGCTGAACGAAGTGCCGCTGAAGGAGTCGCCTTCGTCGATGAAGGTATACCTTTTCACCGGCAACGCGTTCGTGCAGATGAGCGAGGTCGCGGCGCAGCCCGCCAGCGGCCAGTTCTGGCCGGACTATTCCGCGGCGCCGGGCGGCGATACGGAATGGAACACCGGCTTGCTGCTCTTTTCTTCCGCGCAGGCGGGCATGAAGATCCGCGTCAACTACAAAGGCACGGGAATGCCGGTCGCCGCGGAAAGCGAGGAAAAAATACACGGCGTCGCGCGCTTCGACGCGCCGGGGAACTACACATGGCAATGCCCGCACGGCGTCACTAAGGTATACGTCACGGCCGTCGGAGGCGGGGGCATCAAGGGAAACTCTCATCCGGACGGCGGTCCGGGCGGATTGGGCGGCAACGGATATTCCTGCTTTAAAGCGCCGGTCGCCGTCGCTCCGGACGCGTCATACGCCGTACACGTCGGCGCCGCGGCATATCGAAATATGAGCGGGGGCGGCGGGATAGTCGACGCGGAAGACACGACGTTCGGCTCCCTGCTCACGGCGGCGCATGGAGAGAACGGCGGCAACGCGACCGGCTCCGTCTCCGGAACGGACGGCGCCGGCGGCTGGAACATCCTCCAGTACGGCGTCGGGCAGGGGCAGTCCTACAGCGCCGCTGCGACCGGCGGGCTGCTGATAATCGAGTGGTGAGCATCATGTTGTGACTGGGAGTGATAAAGAAATGAAGATGCCAGAGCGCGACATCAACCGTCCCATGCGGGGCAAGGACTTTTTAGTCGAAGTCTATATTCCGGGCGCGTTCGGCAAATGGTGCGTTTTGGGCGGACAGCGGGACGGCTCCCTTGATATTGAAGCGGATGTCGTCGACATGACGGAAGCGCGCTCTGACGGATGGGGATACGCGCGCGTTGCGGCTCGAAGCTGGAAGATGGATATAGATACGCTGTTCATGCTGACGGACGAAGCGCGCGACTACATACGTGTCGCCGCCGCGATGGGCACGCCCGTGTACTTGCGCATACGCGATTCCATCGGCGCCATGCGCACTGGACGCGGTATCATCACGGATACGAGCGAGGACTGGGCGCATGACGAAGCAGCGGGATTCTCGATCACGATAGAGGGCCTCGGCCCTCTAAATAATACATAGGAGGCTAATAAAATGGCGTATAAAACAATAAAACTTCGCGGTGACACGGCAACTAACTGGAGAACAAAGAATCCTATACTTGCAAACCGTGAAATAGTCTGGGAAAAGAGCACTTCCGGCAAGATACGTTTCAAGATAGGCGATGGCGTGACGCCGTATAACGATCTTGCTTATAACACAGATGATTCATATTCAAACAAAAATTATCTGCACAACTGGGATTTCCGAAATCCTGTATTGCGTGGGGGGGATAATGATGTTGGACCATGGACAATAACGCGTAAATACACAATAGCGCGCTGGCTTATGTATGGATCGGGAACAGTATCGTTAACTCCCCAGGGAATAATGTTAACACCTATCAACAATGGCAGTGTATATTTAGAACAGTCGATAGAAAATATGCAAGGATTTTTAGGGCGCATGGTATCCGCTGGAGTGAATGTTGTTTCTGGAGAAGCTCGCTTTGGAATTGTGCTTGCTAACGATAACTACTCGATATCCGGCCCCGAGGCGGAGATATTAACCTCTAGAAAAGGCGGCCCTGGAATTATAAATGTATTCACAATGCTTCCTGCATCGAGCGGAAAAACATATCTGAAACAATATATAGCCGCGGATTCCTCCTCTGGCCCCGTGGTAATAGAAACAGCAAAATTTGAAATCGGTTCAAAATGCACAATAGAGTATGACAGCATGGTTGATGCAAATGAAGAGTTTATAGCGTCGGCGAGATATTCACAATTCTTTAGTGTCAATCAGCGTGCACGTATGGTCTCATACGGCACGAAATATATGGATTTTCTTCTTCCAGGATTTGTCCCGATGCGTATATTACCGACAATAGAAAGCGGTGAATTTGATATACGAAACTTAAGTGGGAGCACGGTAGGACTTAAGACTACGCCATCTTTCATAAGCAAGACGCCGAATCTCATTCTTCGTCTCTCAACAGAAGAAGCACATGGGCTTACGGATGGTATCGTTGTAGCGAAAAGTGGCGGCGTGCTTGTGTCCGCGGATCTATAACTTAAGATGGAGGTAAAAATATGTATGCAGTATACGTAAAAATCGACGGCGAACGCAACATCACGATGGTAAATTCCGACGCCTTCCTCGGCGATCCTGTACCGGAGGGCTGGATAAAGGTGGACGAAGGCACGGGCGACGCCTACTTCCTGGCGCAGAACAACTATCTGCCGCAGCCGCTCGTGACCGACGACGGCAAATACCGCTGGCGGCTCGACGGCTCCGGGCAGATAGTGGAAAACGACCTGACCCCGACGCTCGACGAACTGAAAGCCGCCAAGCGCGCTGAGATTGCGGCGGCACGCTACGCGGCTGAAATCGCGGGCATCGCGCTCAACGGCGCTCTGATACGCACTGACCGCGAAAGCCAGGCGCTCATCACAGGAGCGGCACTTGCGGCGTCACAGAGCGAGGACGAAACCTACAGCGTGACATGGAAAGCGAAGAGCGGCTTTGTGACGCTTTCAGCCGCGCAGGTCATAGCGGTCGCACAGGCGGTGCGTCAGCACGTGCAGAGCAGCTTCGACAGAGAGGCGGCTTTGCAAGCGGCGATTGACGCGGCGGCGACGGAAGCGGAGCTCAACGGCATTACGTGGTAAATAAGTGGGCGGGGCGAAAGCCCCGTTCTTTTTTAAGGGGGTATTTCCTATGACGGAAAGCATTGTAAATAAGAATCTTGTTAGGCATTCTCAATGGTGTTGGTTTACCGGTTTCCGCAATGCATCTGGCGAGGTCTGCGACGCGCCGGACGACAGCAGCAATGGTTATTATCACAGGTATTTTCTGCGCAGCGAGATGATTCCGGTGGAGGGCGGAAAAGGCTATACGCTTAAGGCCTGGAGTGCAGTCTGCCTCTGTGCGCTAAGTTTTTTTGATGAGACCGGAACATTTTTGTCGAAGAATACAAGCTTGTCGCAAAGCGCGCTTCAGGTGGGGGCGAGTTTTACATCTCCGTCAGATGCGGCGTATATGGAGATTCTCAGCTGGTTGCCTATGCCTCCTTCAGGATATCTTTTTACTTGCTTGGAGGATGTGGGATATAAGCATTTGTATAAACTAGAGGAAGGGAGTTCTCCGACGGCCTTTACGCCTGCACCTGAAGACGCGCAGGACCAGTATATCCCTAAGTTCAACACAAGACCTAAAAATGACCCTGAAGCGGCGAGACAGCTTGTCTCTTGCGCGGAAAGTTATATAGGGCATGGCTGGAAATACGGGAACGCTCAAACGTTGCACGACACTATGACGCCTACAGGACCGTCCGTTTCATATCTGAAATCAGACGGCGTGAAGCAAATAGACTGTCTGACGCTTGCTATGCTGGCGGTTGGCGGTATCCCGTATTTCCAGAGCAAGTATTTCTGCAGCTCTTTTCTGTGGCGCTCAGCGAAATATTACGAGTGGGGCCTGTATTCTCAGCAGAAGTTTCTGGAGGGCTTCGCACGCTGGATATACGAAAACGGTTGGGAAATCGACCCTGGGGAGAATTACCGTAATTTGCAAGCCGGTGATCTGGTTTTCTGGGGAATGAATTACAGAAAGACGAATTACGAAAAGACTAAAACGAGCTTCCGCGGAATCGATCATGTAGGAATGTTTACAGGACGCTGGCTAAGAGATACGGTACCGGCTAACGGCCGTTCTGACGATGGGCTGCTGCATCCGCAGACAATTGAAATATCCAATACCGGGAATATAGTCGTGAATAACTTCCTTGACAGAGTAAGCAGCGAATCAGGGGGAAGCTCCCCGCCTGCCGGATGCAGCGTTGGGTTTATCCAGATGTTCGCGCGCATCCCGCTTTCAAGTCCGTATACGGAGTATGACAGTAACGCACATATGAACACGAATAATGTAATTTACAGCTCGCATTATCAGCCATCTGTGGTAGTTGAGGGCAACGGTAAGCGTATCAATATCGATATTTACGGACGCAATGCGGCTATATGGGAACGCGGTGATATAAGTGCCAACGGCGTTGTGGAGACATCCAATCAGCACCAGTTACATACGAACCTGGTTCCGGTCTTCTGTGTAGCGAAGAACTTAGAGCGCCTGAGAGAACTAGGGTTTATCGTCTATCACTTTTTCTGGTATGACGCGGATGAAACGTTTATTTCTGAAACGACGGCATGGGCGGATTCTGTGCCGGAGGGAGCGGCTTATTACCGTCTGCGCTACCGGAAAATAAACGCAACGCCGTGGACGGACGAAGACATCGCACTTTTTAAGAAACATCAGGCAATACAGCCGTACTGGCGCGGCAATGCGCAGAGCGGCACTGGGACGGCTCTTGACGACGGAGATGACCCCTCGGTCGCGCAGTATCCACAGGGATATCACAGTTACGCATACCTTGAGACCGTCATTCCGAGCGGCAGTTACATCGGCCGCCACAACGGCAGATACGCCCACACGAGCGACGGCCTCGTATGGACGGAGCTGCCAGAAGCCGACCAGGCTAAGCTCGTGGCGCTGCGCATCGGCGACGGGGAAAACAATATCTATATCCCGAACGGGCAGCACGTGAAGCTGACGAGACGGCGGATAGACTGATGTAACTGGAGGTGTCGGCTGTGGCTTGGGTGCCAAGTGACAGGGTGTCCCGCTGGCGGAGACCGGCGGAAATATGGAGCGCCGGGATATCCGCCCGAGCTGATTTTGGTGGTTGTGAAGGAGCGAGAAATAAGAAATGGACGTAAAAATGGCTGTGGTCTGGGCCGGCGTGATAGCCGGCTCTTGTCTTTTCTGGCGGGGCGTGATCACCCTGCTTGCGTAGGGGGAATGAAAAATGAACATCACGCTGGACGTCATAATCGCTGGGATAACGATTGCCACGTTCACCGCCGCTGTTATGCGCGTGACGGTGATACGGCCAATAAGCGACAAGCTCACGCAGATAAACGACTCGATAGTCTCCCTGCGCAACAAGCTTGAGGAAATCGACCGCCGCAGCAACGACCTGCGCGTGCGTATCGCCGCGATAGAGACGTCCATCAAGTCTCTACAACATCAGATCAACGACCTCAAGGAGGGAAAATGAAATGTGGATGCGAATAAAAAAGTGGCTGCTCGTCAACGCCGAACGCGTCGTGCCCTCGCTGCGCCTTTGGGCGCTGCAGCTGGTACTGGAAGCGGAAGAGAAAATACCCGGAAAAACCGGTGCGCAGAAAAGGGAATACGTCGTGCGGAAGCTCGATGAAGCCGTTCGTTTGCCATGGTGGCTGGAACCGTTTGACGCTCCTCTCTTCGGTTTGCTGGTAGACATCATTTGCAACCGGCTAAACGAAAAACATGGGCATGTATGGAACAATCTTTTGGCGAAGGAGATCATAGCGACAACTTTTGCCAAGGAGCAGCCTCGGTGAGCTGGGACCGCGCAATAAGCTTCACGCTGCCGTGGGAAGGCGGACTTTCGAACCATCCGGCCGACCGCGGCGGACTGACGAACATGGGCATAACGCAGACGACCCTAAACAGGGCGCATAAAAAAGGAACGGTGAAACACAACAACGTGCGTGCTTTGTCGAAGGACGAAGCACGCATAATCTATAAAGCTTTCTACTGGGCTCCGTTTGCCTGGGACAGATACACGGAGCCCATAGACATGATCCTCTTCGACTGTTGTGTGAACCACGGCATGGGCGGCACCGCCGACATCGTTCAAAGAGCTTGCGTGTCGTTGGGAGCGTCCCTCATGATCGATGGCAAATGGGGCCCGCAGACGCGCGGCGTCCTGTATGAAGTTGCCTGGAAAAATGGGCTAGCGCTCTCGAAAATGCTGATCACCAAGAGGCTCGCCTTTTATGATCGCATAGTCGTCGCCAGACCGTCGCAGAAAAGCTTTTTAAAAGGCTGGCGCAATAGGACGCTGGCGCTGGCGAAGACGTGCGGCGTGCGTGTGTGACAACAGATAGATTGCGGGGCGGACGCCTTTGGGGGTCCGCTTTGCTCTTTATATGAAAGGACTAAGGGGCTAGGCACGAAAAAGTATTTTATTGCTCTATTGAGACAACCAGATTTTAGTTTATGGGAGGGAATCACCATATGGCAAATGAAAATCTTATCAGCCACAGACGACATTTATGGGCGGAAGGTGCGGTTCTGGGGGCAACTGGAGAGATATTGGATAATGAAAGTATGCGGTTGTCCTATATACACTCAGATTTCTTCCCCATAGAGAGTGGGGCTGCCTATACTTTCCGTTCCCTTGGTCCATGTAAGGGATTTTTAGTATTCTTCGACGCCGACAAGGTATACTTGGGGGTAAGGGCTCCAAATCTGGCTGCGCAGCAGCAAGAAGGAGGCTATACCTTTACGTCACCAAATGGGGCTGCCTGGTTCCGTGTTACGAGTTCCGTGCGTGACAGCAACGATACACTGCTGCGCTCTACCATTTATGACCTTGGCTATAAGCACCTTTACAAGCTGGAAAAGGGATCAGCGGCCACATCGTTTATCCCGTCAAAGCGCGATAGCCAGGAACCTGTTTATCTGGAATCCAGCGAAAGACCGAGAAACAACGCAGAAGCGGCAAGGCAATTGGTCAGTGTGGCTGAGAGTTACTTAGGTAGAGGCTGGGTCTATGGGCAGGAGCCTTCCAGACAGGATACATATACGTTAGAAGGACCACCGGCAGAAAGTCTGGTAACCGAAGCTGGCATAAAACAGATAGACTGTATGACGCTGGCCGTGCTTGCTATAAACGGAATTGATTATTTCCAATCCAAATATTTTAATAGTTCGTTCCCATGGCGTGGTGCGAGGTATTATGGCTGGGGAAAATATCCGAACCATCTTTATTTGGAAGGGCTGTCACGATGGTTTTACAAAAACGGCTGGGAAATAGACCCGGGCATAAACTACAGCAAACTACAGGCAGGAGACCTTGTTTTCTGGGGCGGCAACCCTTTGAAACCAAGCTACGCACAGTTCAGTCCATATTTTCGATGCATAGACCATGTAGGTATATACACAGGGCGTTGGGTGCCGGATCCCAATCGGAATAACGAACTACATCCACAGACAATAGAAGTGCAGATGGGCTCGCCTGTAGTTGTCCACCGTTTTGTAGATGAATATTCGGATGATACGGCGGTTACAAGCCACAGTACACAATGGATTCAGATGTTCGCACGCATACCGCTGGAAACGCCTTTTACAGAATATGACAGCGAACGAACGACGGACAATGTGATTTATTCGAGCTACTATAGGCCGTCCTTGTTCTTTGAAGGAAACGGCCTGCCGTTTAAAATCGATATTTACGGTAGGAACTATGCAATATGGGAGATAGGTAATATAAACCCGGAAACAGGACAGAAGATTACGGCAGCTAACCGCATCAGGTCAGAATTTGTTCCGATTGGGACGAATTATAAAAATGGGAATGCCCTTTCTGCCGCCGGATTTACAAACGTTGCGTACTATTTCTACACCGCCGATCTTACATACCTGGGTTACAATCATGCAGAAGGGGAAATGTACAGCATAATAACATTTAAAAAAACCGACAACAGCAATATAACAAGTGCCGATCTTGCCACGTTCAACGAAATAACGGCGATTCAAAAGGCAGGAATCCATAGTTATGCCTATCTTGATACTGTGCTCCCAACAGGTTCATATCTTGACCGGCGAAACGGCAAATATGCCTATACTTCAAATGGGATAACCTGGACGGAGCTGCCCGCAATCGATCAGGCCAAGCTTAACGGATTGCGTATAGGGGACGGAGAAAACAATATTTACGTGCCTAACGGGCAGAAGGTTAAACTGATGAAACAGGAGTGGTAATCTGAAGGAGCGCTATGGCGAGGATGCCGGAGGTTAAATATACGCGTTAAGCATAGGCGGGGCATCAAGCTCCGCCCCTATTTTCCAGGGTAATTATTTTGATTTAAGGTGTATGTTTGAGTACCCTGCGAGTACCCAATAAAAAGGCCCCTCAACGAGGGGCTGTTTTTTCAGTAATATGGCGCGCCGGACAAGATTTGAACTCGTAACCTTCGGATCCGTAGTCCGATGCTCTATCCAGTTGAGCTACCGGCGCGTATGCAGTTTTTATGGCGGTGAGGCAGGGATTTGAACCCTGGAGGGAGATTTTTGCCCCCCTACCCGCTTAGCAGGCGAGCGCCTTCAGCCTAGCTCGGCCACCTCACCAACAGCAGTTATTCTATTACGCATCACCGGATTTGTCAACGACTTTTGTCGCCCCGTGTTGTTGTTCTGTGATAATGTCACCCTCTAATCGTTCTGAGATAATGTCACTATGAGGCAGATCATGATGAGTATGACAAACGATGA